CTACCGAGTTTTGGAGGAAGCCTTGTATAAGGAGGTACGGTTGTCATGAATCCAGAAAAACAACACAAGAAATTATTTGACTTGCAGACCAAAGCAGCATTGTCTGATACCAGAGAAATGGCCAAGAAAATATTAAAAAAGTATGAAAAAGCGATGGCGAAGCTCGCAAGAGCGAGCCAGCTCTGATGCTCGGAAATCTAGACTAGGGATATTCTCGTTATGGCTAGTCCGCTACTGGCTTATTACAATGGGCGGATTAAGGCCACGACGCAAGGAACCGTAAGCATCGTCAATGGCCGTCCAGTGGTCTCAGGAGGCACTGTTTATGTTGTTAAGTGTTATATCAAGCGCATGCAATATACGGGCGTTACAAGCGGCTCTAAACCGCTTCCTCTTGAGTCTCAGCTCGAAGGAAGAATGTTGCCTGGTGCCAGTGGTGATCAGTTCTACTACCGTGGATTCGCGTTACAAAAAGCACCTCTAGGCAATGGTAATTGGCTTGGTGATCTAAGTGGATTGACGTTTACGGATATCACTGCACAAGAGTCATTCCTATTGCCAGGGACTGAGGTTGAATTTAAATTCGGTAATGACCCTGACATGTTTGCAACTGTGCAGCGATCTAGTGGGCAATTTGGTGGTGATGGTATCGACGAAATTCTATATCCGGCACTTGGCGGCGTAGAGATACAGCTAACTGCTTCAGAGGTTATTTCCTGATGAATCTTGGTCTCAAGATTACTGGCTTGACGGAAGTCAAGAAAATGTTGAGTGAAAACAAAAAAACGATTGCTGATGCAGTTAAAGACTTAAACAATACTGAACTTAAAGTATCTTTTCCAGGTATCGGCTTAGATCTAGATCTTAGTGAATTTAGCCAGGCGAATCGGCCACTAATTGAAATCCAGAAAGGGATCAAAAAAGCACATATGAAAGCAGTCAAATTAATGGCTGCAGAATTCAGCAAGGCGCTAGACGATGCGATGGAGAGTAATGTGTGGGACTGGAAAGGTGATACAAGGGATATTATTGATACTGGCGAGCTAAAAAATAGCAAAAAAGTCATCGTCGATTCTGACGGCGATATTCATGTTTTTTACGGCACCGACTACGCTGCTATTGTCCATTATGGTGGTTATTTTCACCCATACGGCAATGAAAATGCAAAAACGTTTTACCCTGGCAGACCCTGGGTTAAGTCATTAATCGAAGGGGGCGGACCGATAGATCAATTTGATTTTAATACCATTTATGGGATTCTTTTTGTTAGTGAACTCACCAAGCTAATAAGTTAGGTATCCTAGCTCGCTTATTTGCGACTATGGCGAAATTACCGTTTGTTGTTGCACCGAAGGTTAAGACTTCCAAGGTACGTCTGGGCACAGAAGAGACAGGTATCATTGAGATTGAAAAGCGTGGATATCTGTCAGTAGCTGAAAAAAGCTTTGTTGATTCTGTCCTGCAGCAAAGTGATGGCGTTACGCAGATTGTTAAGTTAGCAAGTCAGATTGCTAGAAACCGTAAGATCTCTGTTGAAACTGCTTATACGCAAGTTGTAGCTGCAATTAGCGCTGAAAAGAAGACTAAGGCTCAAGAAGAAATTGCTGCTGAATACGCAGGTGAGATTAGCGAAATTCAAGCTGGAATGATTGAATCCATGGGTCGCAAGTCGATTGCGTGTACGACTATTTTGATTCAGTCCAGAATTGACTCGGATTGGACAATTGAAGATACGATGACGCTTCAACCGGACCTGTTGGAAGAATTTGCTCGTTTTTACGATTCGGAAGAAGCTAAAGAAGATTTTGAGCCTACTGAAATTAATAGCGAAAAAGAGGCTGCTGAAATTGTGGGAAAGTAAAGTCTGGTACATGGAACCAGGTAGTCCCATTTGATAAAGTTTTCTGGGAATTAAAAGGAGCTTTCCCTGGTGACTTGGAATTTAGCGTAGATAGGTATTACAACTTACCTTATCAATATGTTTTAGAGGCATATGATCATGCGTTGAAGCAAAAGCAGCGAAAGCTGCATGAACTCGAATCGCCTATTGCGTTGTTGACATCGCTGACGGCAAACATAAACAGAGACAGCAAAAAACAAAAGAAGCCTTACAAGATGAATGACTTCTTCTTGTTTGAGCCGAGCGAAGATAGAAATATCCCAACTGGAACGTATGGCGCTGCGGCGATGAAGTTAATCGAGATCGATCAATTTCCGTCTTGGGCGTTATTTGTGTACAAGGATTTATCGGCGAGTTCAAATGGCGTACCACCGAGTCTGCTTGCGTTTATTCACAAAGAAGCAATACTGCTAGCACCAATTGTCAAAGGTGATCTTGTCACAGGCATGTTAATTTGCACCGAAAAAGCTTATAAGAAAACACTTGAAATGAAGTCACCTTGCGGGGAGGTAATCAGTGTTGATATACCTCCCTTAAAAGGCGCTTATGTTGCCATCGAGGACATTGAACTAGAACTTAACTAGCCTCGTAGAACTCATGACAATCATAAACATCGCCTGACTTAGGGATGTTTGTTTGATTTGCTTCAATCCATGCGCGAATCCGATATTCCCGCTCAATAGAGTAAAACTCTTGTCGTCCAAACCACTCAACCCAGTTTTCTGACCCTTTGGAGTGATTACAACGTTTGCAGGCTGGAATGCAATTACTTGTGCGGTCTTCTCCTCCTTTTGCTTTTGGCCTTACATGATCTAGTGTTAATGATGCATCATCGATTGGTGGATTGTCGCAGTATGCGCAGCGATTTTGCCAGGCATCTTTAATTGACTGACGCCAAAGCTGTTTAGCTTCTCTTCTTGTCATTGCCTCAAGATGAAAAAGGTAGTCGTGGATCCTCTGCCGGACCGTTATTCCCTTTGCACTCATTGAGTCAATATTGTGACATTACCGCAAAAGAATTGAGCAAGTGGGCTTTTCATAAGCGCTTTAGCGGATGTCGTGTTTATAATTCCACACATGGGCAGACTAAAACACGGATTTTAAGGTCGAATGGCACAAACTTTTGCCAGTACACCACTGACTATATATAACGTACTTGCAAACGATAGTACTTTTTCGGGATTACTGGGTACATATACTTTTAGTGGAGGCAGTACGTCAGATTCGATTGCGATATTAACGCCAGGAGAAAAGTTGCCACACTTAGAGTCACAAGTTGGCCTGGAGTGTATTATTCATGATGCAGGCGACATCAAAAGAATCGACTATGTGAATGACGATTCTGAGCTGCTAACAACCTGGAAGATATTTTTGATTAGCTGGGATGGATCAACCGGTAGTGACTTAAATGCCGCTGCAAAGCGTGCTTGTCACTTGTTCTATGGCAGTACATCTATTGAAACATTGTCGGTGTCACAGGGCCTTGGAGCACGTGTACAGACGATGATTATGATTCCAGAGAATGGTGGATTACATCAAGACGCTGTAGATATCTTGGACTCCTTGCCATAGGGCTAATTTATAGAATACCAGACATGTAGGAACACTAGCTCAGTGGGGTGAATCCCCCATATTTGCTCAGTTTTCAGCATTCTGGAAATTCACCCATGGCTAATTATTCAGCAGCCTTTGGCTATAAGTTCTACTTGTTGCCCGTCCATTCTGATGAGGTCGATCTGACCTTTTCCGGGATTACGACTGCAACCGGTTTGAGCGGTGCCTCTACTGGCTTCTTAAAAGTTGACAGTTCTTCGGCTGGCGACGAAGGTAACCTCGCCGCTGACAATGACACTGTTGCGTACAACAGCACGAGCGGCATTTTTACTATTGAAAGCCAGGCTTATGCAATGGACGGTACGACTGCTACCGACCAACCTCTCAAACTTCTTGGTCTTACCAACGCATCCCTTGAGACCGACACTTCCAGTGAAGATGTGATCACTTATGATCGCACCACCAAGGGTTACAACACCAACATTGCAACTACCAAGTCCTTCTCCATCTCTCTGGAAGGCGTGGCTGATTTTAAGAGTGCTGCTTATCAGGTGCTGCGCCTGACTGAAGCTAATACTGTCAACAACAGCCTGCGTGTCAAGTTTGCTCGTATTGGTCCTACTGGCACTGAAGAGGCTATCTACGGTTACGGCACCCTTGAGGGCTATTCTGAGTCCATTGAAGCAGGCTCCGTTGTGTCCTGGAGCGCTACTCTGAATGGTTACGGTCCTTACCTGATTGATATCGACGCTAACTCTTGATAACAACTTAAATAGCTCAAAAGCCCCGCCACGGCGGGGTTTTTTCTTGGCAGACTAATTTAGTCTTTAGGGGACGAATGGCTGACTTTAGTATT